AATACAGCTTTACGTTCTTGAACAGATTAAACGTGCCGGTGGGCGTGTGGCTGTGTGTCGTAGTGTGGATCAGGTCAGGAATCTACTTACTAACGAGGGAGGTGATTTAAATGGTTAAGGTCGGAGAAAAACTTCTCATTGCCGTCAAGGTTATCAGCATCACTGAGACTGAGAGCGGCGTCTTTTACAAGGTCGCTCCGCTGGATAAGGAGCGGCATTACGACACGATGAATATTTACGACAAGGATATTCAGTCGTGCATGGCGCAGGAAATAAAGGGAGGTAAATAATGCCGGAGAAAGACACAGAAAGAGAGTTGCTGTATCGGTTCAAATGCGCCCGAGAACGCCGGGAAGAAATGAAGGCGGCGTTGGACGAGTCGCAGGAGGAATACGAGAAAGCGGAATCACGGCTCATTGAGTTTTTGGAAGCGAATGGTGCGGTATCCACGGCGAAGTATGAGGGCATGGGATACGCCCAGATTCATAAACCGAAACTTTATGCGAGCTGTCGGCAGGAGAACATGGACAGGCTTTTTGATTTCCTTAAAGAGCAGAAGCGTGAGGATCTTATTAAAACAACTGTCATGCCGCAGACCCTTTCGAGTTTCACGAAAGAGTGCATAGAGGGAGGGGTCGAGGTTCCGGAGTTCATCAGTTATTACTTAAAACCAACAATCAGGCTTTACGCCTGAAAAACGAAGGAGGCATGACATGAGTCAGGAAATCGTAAAGAAGCAAGAAGGTTCTCTAATGCAGGCGGATAAAGAACAGAGAGGTTTTGAATCCGGCGTTGATCAGCAGGACTTGATCATCCCGAGAGCCAAACTTATTCAGGCGTTATCGCCTGAGATGCAGGAAGGATTGCCCGGTATAAAGATCGGGGCGATCATAAACTCGCTCACGAAGGAGGCGTTGCCGGAGGAGTTTATTCCGATATTCTCCTTCAAGAATTACATTCGTTTTAACCCGAGAAGTAAGGATGATCCGAATTTTGATTCGGACTTTGAGCCGGGAGCGATTATTTGGCGCTCAGCGGACCCGAGTGACCCGCAGGTTCAGGCGCAGACGAAGTTCGGGCCTAACGGCGAGAAGCCGATAGCGACGACGTTCCTCAACTTCTTCTCGTTCTTCCCGGGCGTTCCCATGCCGGTGATCGTCAGCTTCGCAAAGACGAGTTATCGCACGGGCAAACAGTTGTTATCGCTGGGTAAGTTCCGAGGCGGGGATATGTTTTCCCGCAAGTACCGTTTAACCTCGCAGATGGAGTCAAACGACATCGGGACGTACGCTGTTTTAAGGGTGGCGCCTGTGGGTGACGCCGCACCGGAGGATTTCGCCGTGTGCGAGCGGTTGTGGAAAGACTTCGCCGCTAAAGCGAAGGATATTCAGGTTCACGTTGAGGATACCACGGAGGAAGAAAGACCATATTAAAGAGGATAAGGGGTGGGGACATTTTGTCCTCACCCCTGTTTTTATAGGAGTGTTTTATGACAATACCGGAGCAGTTACGTGATAACCGGTATGGTTTCCTCAAACTCCGTGGTCAAACGAAAATACCGCTTGAGACAGGATGGCAGAAGAAACCGTACCGTTTTACAGATATCGAGGCGTGGTTTAACACCGGCAATAATTACGGCGTGATGGGCGGCGAGGGCGAGCTTATCGTTCTCGATGCTGATCAGAAACGCATTAGCGAGATCGCCGAGTCGGATTTACCCAAGACGTTCACGGTTAAGACGCCGAAGTGCGGGCATCATTATTATTTTTTATGCGCCGAGATCACACACAAGATAGTCCTCAATAAGGACAAGGATCATTTCGGCGAGATTATATCGAATGGCGCTCAGGTTGTCGGGTGCGGATCAATTCATCCGGACACAAAAACGCCGTATGAGCTTCTTCGTGATTTAGGAATAACACGCATTAGCCGTGAGGAAATATTAGCCCCGCTCGCCGAGTTCTTGGTTGATGACAAGCAGTTGTATGACGGCATTAAGCCGGAAGATTTGGACATCATGTCCGTTCTGCAAAAGAACGGAATTGAGTTAAAGAAATTATCCGGCCAGTACGCTTGCGCTCATCCCATTCATGGATCAAAGACCGGGATGAACCTTGTTGTGCATCCGCAGAAGAACGTCTGGAAATGTTTCCGCTGTAATTCGGGCGGCGGCACGCTTCTTCTCATCGCCGTGCTTGAGGGGATTATTGAGTGCCAAGAAGCCAAGCCCGGGGCGTTAAGAGGCGAACTGTTTAAGCGTGCCGTTAAAGTAGCGGAGAAAAAATACGGTTTTAAGGTCAAGCGTCAGGATCATTCAAGCGTTCCAGCGGGTTTGTGGAACGACGAGTGGAATTCCAAGCGGCTTGTTGAGCGGCATGCCGGGCTTATCAGAAATTGCGACAATCTCGGCGGGTGGCACGTTTGGGACGGCAGGGCGTGGAAGCTCGATGAGATTCACATCATCACGGCATTGGCTCGGGACACCGTTAGAGCTTTTCATGATTACTTTCAGCAGATGGATGAGGAAGAACAGAAGTATTTTATCAAGCACATGCGTATCTCAGGCAACGAGGCGAAACTCAGAGCCATGGCGAACGTGGCTCGAAGCTGGCCGGGGATGTCGGTGCGATCAGATGATTTCGACGCTGATCCGTATTTATTAAATTGTCAGAACGGCGTGCTTGATTTGCGCACGGGTAAGATGTCGGCGCACAGCCCGGATTTTCTTCTCACGAAGATTTGTAACACGCATTTCGACTCTAAGGCGCAATGCCCGGAGTGGATGAAGTTTCTTGACACTATTTTTAAGGGCGATAAAGAGCTGATCGATTTTATTCAGAAGGCTGTTGGGTACGGGCTTACAGGCGATGTGTCGCAACAGGTATTTTTTATCCTGCATGGCGACGGTGCGAATGGTAAGTCAACTTTTGTTGAAACGTTTTATAAGATTCTCGGCAGTTACGCCGCAATAACGCCCACATCGACGTTAATCGCTAAGCGGGGCAATGAGATCCCGAATGATGTGGCGAGGCTTAAGGGCGCAAGGTTCATCATCTCATCAGAACTTGAACGCTCAAAGACCCTTGATGAGGCGTTAGTCAAACGCTTCACTAGCGAAGAGCCTATATCAGCACGATTTTTAAGGCAGGAGTTTTTCGAGTTTAAACCTACCGGCAAGATTTACCTTTCCACGAACTATAAACCCACGATCAAGGGAACGGATGATGGCATATGGCGGCGTATCCGGCTTATTCCGTTTGAGCATAAGTTTGAGGGTGCGAACAAGATTGAGAAGTTCGCAGAGAAGTTTTTGTATCCGGAACTGCCCGGGATATTGCGCTGGGCTGTCGAGGGTTTTTTAAAGATGCAGAAAGAAGGCATGAAGCCGCCGCAGATCGTGCAGTGCGCAACTCAGGATTATAAATCAGATGAGGACGCTATCGGTGCGTTCTTGGATGAGCTTTGTGAGTTTGGGGAGATGGAAGTGGTCGGCGTTTCTGAGCTTTATGATTCGTTTAAGGAAAACTCGGACGCTTTCATGCGTAAGAAGGACTTTAACGATTACATGGAGAAGCACGGGTATCAGAAGGATAGAGGCACGGTTGGGCGGCTTAAAGGAAGGTATTACTGGCGAGGGTTGAAGCTCCGGGAAGTGCCCAAGGGGGAGGATTTCGATGATCGGCCATATTGAGTTTATGCCTCAAAAACTCCACCGCTATAAGTCGTTTATTGACAATAAGTTGTGGCGAGTGGTGGAGAAAGTGGAGTTTTTTATCTATAACTCGTGTGTGAGAAAAATTTTGGTTTTTATATATATGTACAGGAGAAATGCAAAATCTCTCCACTTACTCCACCGGGTTTATGTAAGTGGTTGATTTATAAGGGGAAAACTACGGTGGAGTTTTTTGTATGGATAAGCATGAGGAGTTCAAAAGGCTATATAAACGGTTCATTGACGGCTCACGCTGGCTAAACAAGAAGATGCTGGAAGGCACAGCCACGCAAAAGGACAAGGACGAGTTTAATGAGCGGGTGGTAGCCCCTATGGACGCAATATGGGCGAAGTTCACGGATGAGGAGAAGGACTATTGGGGCAAGGTGCAGTACGCAGTTGATCTGTTTGAGGGAACAATTGTCCTTGAAGACGAAGCCCGTAAAAGAAAACAGATTGAAGAACGAAGCAAGAGGAAGAAGAGGCGATGGAGAAATTATTCCCGATCATATTAATCGTTTTAGATTTCGCCGCAGGTGTTGTGTATGCCTGTGGTGGTGACGTACGGCACGCAATTTACTGGACGGCCGCAGGAGTGCTGACGATATGCGTTACGTTTTAGATAACGAATGGATTATGGCTTTCCAAAGGATAAGACATAATTCACGAAACAAGATATATCGCTTGGTTAATCCTTGGGATCTTAAATTATCAAGGATAAGCAATACTTGGAGAAAATTTAATCATCAAACAGATGGCAGGGGACAAAAGAAGGATATGCCCAAAAAACAATATCAGTCTATAGATGAGCGACTACGGGACTGTCTCAAATATTCTTTAGACAAACGCAGAATCAAAGGCTGGAAACAAACACTAGAGACTATTCGCACGGGCTGGCGAGATAGGGGGCGAAGAATAAGAGGGGGAAGCTTTTCATGACGCATAACATAAATAATTTGGGGATTAAAGAATTAAAGGAAATTCTCGAACGACAAAATTACAAATGTGCATTAACGGGACGGCCATTAACTCCTGATAACTGCGCTATGGATCATATAGTACCTCTAAGTCGTGGAGGTACGCATACCAAAGATAATGCTCAGCTTGTAAGAACCGAAGTTAATAAAGCTAAGGGGACGCTTTTAGAGATGGAATTTATAGAGGTATGCCGTGATGTAGTCGCTTATGCAGATGCAAAACTTGAGTGTAATAGTACGGGTCCTTCTGGGGGCGGCTTGGCCGAGGGTCAGCCGAGGCGCATTTTGTGAGTGATACAAAATTTTAAAATGTGTGTCAGTGTCAGTGGGGTCAAAACAAGGCGGCCAAAATGGTCACAAAAGGCTCAAAAAGGCGCATTTCATGGGGGAATACGCTTAGGAATGGGCAAATAAGGAGGAATTTCGATGGCAAATATTAATGTCAATCCTGACATTTGCGATGTCAGTGTGTCAGAGCTGAAACCGGCTCCGTATAACCCGAGAGAGATTTCGGACGAGGCGTTAGCGGGGCTTCGGCAGTCGCTTGAGCGATTCGGGATGGTGGATCTCTTGGTGGTGAACCGGCGCAACATGAGAATCATCTCAGGGCATCAGCGATACAAGATTTTGCAGGAAGCGGGCGTTGAGAAAGTCACGGTCATCATGGTTGATGTGGATGAGATAGCCGAAATGGCTATGAACGTCACGCTTAACTCTCAAGAAATCACCGGGCAGTGGACAGCGGCGATCATCCCGCTTCTTGAGAAATTGCGCACGGAGAATGGGGACGCATATCTTGCTTTGCGTATGCAGGAGCTTAGGGATCAGGTGCGGGAGTTTGAGCAGGAGAATAAAGGTATTGGAAAAACCTTACCTGATGATTTACCCGAACCGCCGAAGGATCTTATCACCAAGCCCGGGGATTTATGGATTCTCGGTGATCATCGGTTGTTATGTGGCGATAGCACTAAGGAAGAAGATGTCGCTCGCTTAATGGATGGACAGCAGGCGGATTTGTTGGCGACCGACCCGCCGTATTGCGTTGATTACACCGGCAAGGATAGACCCAATGGCGGCAGGGACTGGTCGAACGTTTATCACGAAGTTGATATCCCGGACGCATCGGCGTTCATGAGAAGTTTTTATTCGGTCGCTTTGAAATTTATAAAACCACATACGGCGTTGTATCTCTGGCACGCATCGAAGCGCAGAAGCGAGATTGAGTGTGTATGTCAGGAATTAAATATTCTCATTCATCAGCAAATCATATGGGTTAAGCCGTGCGTGATCTTGACCTATTCGTTTTATTCATGGCGGCACGAGCCGTGTCTTTTGATGTGGGTCAAAGGTCAGAAGCCGCCTTACCGGCCGAAGGACAAATCTATCGGAAGCGTTTGGTCGATTGATTTCGTACGCTCAGGCGATCCGACTACCCCGGAGTATCACACCGATCTTTGGGAACTTGATTGGGAAGGCAAGAAGCGGGGAAGTTCGATTGCGGAACACCCCACGGTTAAACCGACGGAGGTCTTCGCCATACCTATGCGAGTGCATACGCAGGTGGGGAATATTTGTTTTGAGCCTTTTTGCGGATCGGGTTCTCAGATCATAGCCGCAGAGAGATTAAATCGCAAGTGCTTCGCCATGGAGCTTGAACCGTTCTTCGTGGATGTGGCTGTCAAACGCTGGGAAGAATATACCGGTAAGAAAGCGGTGAGAGCTTAATGGAAGAAGTAAAACCGAAACAGAATTTAGCGGACATCGCCCGGAAGAAACGCTACTTGCATTTAATTGAGAAACTGCACAGCGGCACGCCGTTAACGAAGCCGGAGATCAAAGAGCTTGAGGAGTTCGAAAAAGAACCGGAGGCACCGACTGTCGTTAAAAGCGCAGAGGAAGTGGCGCAGTTCATGGACGTGTCTGAGCGCACGGTTTATCGCTGGCGTAATGAGGGCATGCCGGTCACCAAGGACGGTTATTACGATCTTGAGCGGATTAGGGTGTGGTTCGAGGAAAGAGAAAAGACCGGCGACGGTGAGGGCAAGGCATATTGGGAAGAAAAGATCAGGAAGTATAAAGCGACGCTTCTTGAGATTGAGTTGAGGAAAGCTCAGAGCGAGCTTGTCTCGAGTGAGGAAGTTGAGCGTGGGCGCATTTCAAGGATCATAGCTGTTAAGCGGGCGTTTTTGGCGTTACCGACACGGCTCGCCCCGGTTCTTTCTATGCAGGAGCCGAGAGAAATCGAAGTCATTCTTTATGAGGCGATATCAGAAATTATTGATGAATTCGCAGGGGTTGTAAATGAGAACACTGAAACAGGACAGACAAATTTGGACGCAGGCGGAACAGCAGGCGTGGAAGCGTCCGGCGAAGATAACAGTCAGCCAGTGGGCTGATCAATATCGTTATCTTAATCCAGTCACGTCAGCCGAGCCGGGCAGATGGAAGACCGTGCGCACACCGTATCTGCAGGGTGTTATGGACGCTTTCACGGATCCGTATGTCGAGGAGATCACGGTCATGGCGGCTTCGCAGGTCGGCAAGACCGAGGGCATGTTCAATATGCTGGGGTATGTGATAGATCAGGACCCGGGCCCCACGCTGGTGGTGTTGCCGAGAGAAAATGACGCAAAGAGCGTTTCATATAACCGTGTGCTTCCGATGATTCATGGCTCACCGGTTCTTCGCAATCGCATGCCGTCAAACGCAGACGATATGACAAAACTCGAATATCGGTTTGACCGGATGATTCTTTTCTTTGCTGGATCGAACAGCCCGGCGGATCTCGCATCACGGCCGATTCGGTATTTGTTTTTGGACGAGATTGATAAATACCCGAGATTCTCGGGGCGTGAAGCTGATCCGATTAAACTCGCCACAGAGCGCCAGAAAACTTTTTGGAATAAAAAAACGGTCAAGGTCTCAACGCCGACAACTCGTGACGGTTACATTTATCGTGAGTTTGAGAAATCCGACCAGCGCAGGTTTTTCGTGCCTTGCCCGCATTGCGGCGGGTATCAGATACTGGTTTTCGGTCAGATCAAATGGCCGGAGCATGAGAGGTCGGCGGAGAGGATCAGGAACGAGCGGCTTGCGTGGTATGAGTGCGAGCATTGTAAGAAGCGCATTGATGATTATCAAAAGCAACAGATTCTTTCTCACGGGAAGTGGGTGCCGAGAGATTGTGAGATAAACGAGCAGGGCGAGATTTGGGGAGAGGGGATTAAGAGCAAACATCGGGGGTTTTGGATCAATTCGCTTTACTCGCCGTGGCTTAATTGGAGTGATATCGCCGCAGAGTTTTTAAAATCAAAAGACTTTATTGAGCTGTTGATGAACTTTGTCAACTCGTGGCTTGCCGAGGTTTGGGAAGAAAAGATTGAGGAGACCACAGTTGATCGGGTAAAGGCGCACGCCTGTGATTATCTTGAGGGAATTGTGCCGGATGATGCGGTTGTATTAACAGCGGGTGTGGACGTTCAAAAAGACCATTTTTATTACGTGATTCGTGGTTGGGGTTATGAGGAACAGTCTTGGCTTGTTCGGTGCGGTTCTCTGGAATACTGGGACGATTTAGTTGAGGTGTTGTTTAAGACTGAATACAGGAAGTTTTCGGGTGGAGAGACGCTACCGGTTTACATGACGTGCGTTGACTCTGGTTTTAGGACTGACGAGGTGTATTACTTCTGCAGGCAATGGCACGATCGTGCGAAGGCGATCAAGGGTCAGGAAGAATTAACGGATGGCAGGTTTTATCGTGCGTCAAAGATCGATATCAATTCACGCACGGGAAGTATTATCAAAAATGGTCTTGTGTTGTGGAATCTTAATGTCACGCAGTACAAGGACAAGATTAGTCGCCTCGTGGCGAGTAAGGATCCGGCGAAATGGCATTTGTTTAAAGACCCTTCAGATGATTACCTTTCGCAGTTTACCGCAGAACATAAGGTCTTGGTAAGAAACAGAAATACAGGCAAGGCGAAGGAAGTCTGGCAGAAAAAACGCTCCTCGGTTGCGAATCACTATCTTGATGCGGAGGTTTACGCCATCGCCGCCGCTGACATAATCCGTGCGCTCAATCTTCGCAGAGACGAGCGTACGGTTCATAAAGATATAAGGCAGGAACACAGCCGTTCCAGCTGGATTCGCAAAAGAGAAGGGGCGTGGATTTAATGGGCGGCAGATGGCTCAATAGACATGAAAACTGGCTTGATAAAAAAACCAATATAGAACGACGACCTGTTGGGCGACCGGTGAATGAAAGCGAGGATTATGGCGTAAGGTATATCCCTTTGAAATGCCCGAAGTGCAAAAGCAAAGATGTGAGATGTTATTCGAGCACACCACCGATTCGGTATCACGTCTGTCGGGATTGTGGCTATAACTTCAAATCCGTTGAGGCAAATGATGAAAAATAATTATTACTATTTTGTAGTAACGACCCAATTGAAAAAGATTTGAGATGAGATAAACTTGAATTAGAAAATTAAAAGCGGGACAGCTGATCACTGCCGCCGCACCCAATAAGCAATAAAAACCCGATTCCTTAGCTAAGGGGGAGTCGGGTTTTTTTATTGGGCTGATGGAGAGGTTATGAGCGCACCAACAAAACAGGAAATGCTTGAGAACGTTGAGACGGCTATTAACGCACGAATGACCGGCGGAGCTGTGCAGTCATATTCGATCGGCGGCCGCAATTTGCAGTACATAACATTGGCGGAACTTATAAAACTGCGAGACACGTTGCGGCAGGAAATCGCCGCCGGAAGTTCTCGCACGTCATACGCAAAGTTTGAGAATCCGGTATGAACATAAAAGAAAAATTAGCGAATGGGTTAGATGGTTTGGTCGGTTTCTTCTCACCGAAGGCTGGTTTAAAGAGACGGATGTTCCGTGAGGCGATCAAGTTATCCGACAAGTTCGGGGCTTATCGTGGGGCGGAAAAAAACAGAATGCGTTCGTCTTGGATCCCGGGCGGTGGATCCGCTGATCAGGACATTATTCCTGATTTGCCGGATTTGAGAGAGCGTAGCCGTGATTTAAACCGTAACGACGCACACGCCTCGGGTATCACCAATACCATGACAACGAATGTTGTTGGCACTGGTATCCGACCGCAGAGCAGGGTTGATAAAGAGGCGCTTGGGATTTCTGAAAGCAAAGCGGACAAGTTTCAGAAGAAAGCCGAACGGTCATGGAAGCTGTGGCTTCCGTACGCCGACGCAGGCAACCGCATGGATTTTTACGAGATCCAGCAGTTGGTTGACAGGCAGATTCTTGAGAACGGCGAGGCGATTGTTATCCCGGTTATGTTTAAAGACAAAAATCGTCCTTACTCGCTTGCGTTGCAGGTTATCGAGGCGGACAGACTCGCCACACCGCCTGATAAACGTGGGGATAAAACCATAAGAGCCGGAGTCAGGATCGGCGAGAACGGCGAGCCGGTTTCTTACTTCATTCAAAAAAGTCACCCCGGTGATTATCGCTTCACAAAAGCGGACGAGAGAGACTTCGTTGAGATCGCCGCACGCAATGAGTTCGGCAGACCGAACGTATTTCATTTATACCCGGTTCAGCGATCCGGACAGACTCGTGGGGTTCCGTTCTTTTCGCCGGTTCTCACGTATTTCAAAGATTTGGCGGAGTACGCCGAGGCGGAGCTTGTCGCCGCACGGATTGCGGCCTGTTTCTCAATATTTATCACCTCGGAAGCATCGATGGATCTTAATACCGGCTATGACCGCAACTTTCAAGGGCAATATTTGGAGTCATTAGAGCCGGGCATGATAAAGCATCTACTTCCGGGTGAGTCTATAACCTCGTTTAATCCGCAACGACCCTCGGCCACGTTCGAGCCGTTTGTGGAAAAAATGCTCAGGGCGATCTCGGCGGCTTTGGGCTTGCCGTATGAGTTAGTCGCCAAGGATTTCTCAAAGACGAATTACTCAAGCGCACGGGCGGCTTTGCTTGAAGCACGCAGGTATTTCAAGGTCAGACAGGAATGGCTCGCACGCAAACTCTGCCAGCCGGTTTGGGAGATGGTTTTAGAGGAAGTGTATCTCAGGGGTGAGTTGGGGGCGATATCGTTTTACGAGAATAAACAATATTGGGTCAACGCTTCGTGGATCACGCCGGGCTGGGAATGGGTTGATCCGCTGAAAGAAGCCCAAGCGGCGGAGGTAGGTATCCGTAACGGGATTATCACGTATTCGGATTTATATTCGGCGCAAGGGAAAGACTGGGAGGAATGTTTTGAGCAAAGAAAAAGAGAACAAGAAAAAATCAAAGAGCTCGGGCTCGAGCTCAATCAAAAACCTGATTCAAGTGATGGTAAGAGCGCAAATGCAGACAGCGCAGACGCTGGTCGTGGAGGTGAGGAATAAATGAAAAAAGATTTATTCAGAGCGGATGTCGCACGTTCCGGCAACGTCAAAATCGATAGAGATTCGGCGGTTATCAATGGGTTCGCCGTGGTCACGAAAGGCGTTACGAAGGACAGCCGAGGCGAGTTTGACGATATCTCGCTTGATTCTGTTGTTGAACTTGGGAACAAAGTTAAAACGGGAGTCAAATCAAGATTTGGTCATCCCAATATGAGTAGTACCGCTCTCGGCACCTTTCTGGGAAGGGTGCGGAATTTTAGGCGTGATGGCGACATCGTCAGAGCGGATCTACACATCGATAAGACGGCTTTTGAAACGCCGGACGGAGATCTCGCCGGGTATGTGCTTAATCTCGCTGAGAGCGATCCGGAGATGTTTGGCGCCTCAATGGTGATTTATTGGGATGAGGAAAAACGAGAGGGCTTGGACGCTAATGGAAACGAACTACCGCCGTTCATTCGTGTCACCAACCTTTTCTCGGTTGATGTGGTGGACGATCCGGCGGCGAACAACGGGCTTTTTGGCATGCCGTTTTTCTCCGAAAGCGTGAGGCCGTCAGCGGAGATGACAGCCTTCTTGGATAAATTCCTTAACAATCCTGATGCGGTAGAGAAAACCATCGGGTTTTTGAATAGATATCGTTTGAATAAAGAAGTGCAATCGAAACCTAAAGAGGAGGTGTTAGCAATGCATGACTTAACGTTAGAAAAGTTAAAAGAGGAGAGAAAGGATATTTTTGATGCGGCTCATAAGCAGGGCTTTGACGCTGGCGTTCAGGAGGAACGTAGCAGGGCGGTTGCGATCCTGAAAAAAGCGGAATCGTTTCAGGGTATGAGCGCACTCGCATTGGAGTCAGTTGAGCAGGGGCTTACGCTCGATCAATCGGTCGTGAAGTTTCAGCAGAAGCGGCTTGATGACATCGAGAAAGCGTCAGCGCCGGTTGTCGGGCCTGATGGCGAGGAAGTATCCAAGAAGAAGGTGACTCATTTGGAGCGTGCTCGGCAGTATCAGAAAGAACACGGGTGCGGCATGACAGACGCTCTTAAAGCGACAGCGGATAAAAGGCAATAACCATAAAGGAGGAGGTAGAAAAATGTCTCAATTTAATATCGGATCAAAAGCGTTTGTGGCAGGCGAGGATTTAGAAGCCTACCGCCGGGTGAAGTTAAGCGCAGGAAGCGGCTCGCAGGTTGAGTACGCAGACGCAGGTGAGGATTGTATCGGAATCACAGCGGCAAAGGCGGCGCAGGGCGAGCATATCAGCGTTGATTTAAAGACCAGCGGCAGGACGTTCAAGATGGTTGCGGCCGGAGTAATCAGCGCAGGTGGTGATGTTTACGGAGCTAATGACGGCAAGATCAGCGCAGTCGTGAGCGGCTCTATTATCGGAAAAGCGCTGGAAGCGTCGACAAGCGATGAGGAAGTCATCGAAGGGCTATTTGCCTAATCAAAAGGAGGAATAAAAAATGCCAGACTATCAAGGAACAAGAGCGGTACCGAGACTTGAGTTAGGGGAAGCGGCGCTGGAGTTTATCCAGTCGCAGGATGAGTTTATAGGCACAAAGGTTTTGCCTATTTTTCAAACCAAAAAGAAAGCGAGTATCTTTCCGGCGATCACACGGGAGAGCATCACTCGTGAGGCGGATACCAAACGTGCGCCTCGAGGCAACTATAACCGTGATTCGTTTCAGGCGAAAGATAGACAGTACGCCTGCGAGGAGCATGGTCTGGAAGGGCCTCTTGACGATTCCGAACGGGAAATGTACGCCACGGACTTCGATGCTGAGCTTACAACCGTTCAGATCGTGACACGCAGGGTTCTGCAGGCGCAGGAAAAGCGTATTGCCTCAAAAGTTTTCGATACCGCTGTTTTTACGGGATCAAAACTTTACACCGACTTCTCGGGTGAGCCGTGGGATAACGCTTCGAGTGATGTTATCGCACAGGTGAGATCCGCTCGGGAGCAGGTGAGGCAAAACTGCGGGATGGAACCCGGTTCGCTAATCATGAGCAAGGCGAATATCGACCGGCTTCTGAATAACGACAAGATCAAAGGGGCGATTCAGTACGTCGCAAGACTGACTGAAGCGGAACTTTTGAACGCCATGGCGGATATTCTCGGCGTTAAGAGGATCATTGTCGGAAGGGCGATATATAACACAGCGAAGGAAGGCAAGTCGTTTCAAGGAGCGGATATCTGGAGCGATGACTTCGCCATGGTGGCAGTTATTGGCGAGGGTCAGAGATTGTCCGATCCGACCGTGGGAAGAACATTCCTTTGGACGGGGGACAGCCCGGAGAACGCCACGGTTGAGCAGTATCGTGACGATGCGGCCAGAAGCGACATTTTCCGAGTGCGTCAGCATGTGGACGAAATGATCGTCGACCCGTACTTCGCTCATCTGATGAAAGTAGACGCTTAACATTTGAGGTTCACCCGGGGGCTTAACGGCTCCCGGGCCCTCGATTAAGGAGTGTCTATGGGCTTAAAAGAACAGATGCCGAAGGACGCTGTCGGTTGTTTTTTAAACAGCGGTGAGTTCGCCGAGGAGATCACCTACACGACAGGTGCTGGTGTTTCCAAGGTACTCAAAGCCGTTGTTGTGCGATATGAACTTGCGCCAGCGGAAGAAAACATCAATCGCTCGCTGAAGAAGCAGGCGGAAGTTTACATCGCCAACGATGAGACAAACGGCGTGGCTACGGTAAATAAAAAAGATGACCGCATAACGCTTAAAGACACGGATGGCTTCGATCGTGAGGCGAGGATTAACGATGTCATAAACCGTGACGAGGGTATGTGGTACCTCATGGTGGGGTGGTAGGCATGGTGCAGTTAACCACAGAGATTGATACTCGTGCGCTTGACCGGGCGATAAAAATCGCTCCCCGAGTTCTTAAATTTGAGCTTGCGGATGGCTTGGATCGCATCGGTAAAGGTTTTTTGAAACGGTTCAGGCAACAACAGCTTCAGGGGCCTCCGGGAGTGCGGGGAGCGTCAGGACATGGGCTCTTTGGCACTTTCAAACGTGTGTTCTTTGTGTCGCCAGATATTGAGGGAATGGGCATTGAGATTTTCTCAGAGTCAAAGATCGCCAAACTTCATGAAACAGGCGGCACGGTAAAAGACCCGGGAGGCAAGCGATTGGCTGTGCCTTTATCGGCACGCAGTGAGATGTTTACCCCAGCGGGAAAACTAAGAGCCAGATACAAGCGTCCGAAAGAATTAAAAAATATCAGAGCTATGCGGTGGAAAGGCGAGACGTTTCTCGCACGGGTGACGAAGCGGGCGCAGAAGATATTGCCGCTTTACGTCTTAAAACGACAGGTGAGGATAAAACCCCGGCTTGGTTTTTACAGGACGTGGGATGGGCTGGTGAATTACCGCATTGACATTTTGAATAAGTCGATCGCCAACGCTTTGAGGAAGATTTAATGGAAACGGTAAGAGAACGAATACTTCAAAACATAAAAACCACGCTTGAGGCGGTGACGGTCGCTAACGGCTACAACTTTGATTTCACGCCGCAGACAGTCCAGCGGTGGTCAATGCACGGCAACCGCATGGTGGATATGCCGATGTCGGTTATCAGTCCGGGAGATGAGGACGAGACGAGTTCGCCGCATCCATTCGAGGAATGCGTGTTGACGGTTTATTTAGACGTATTTTTTATCAATGACGAGAACGACGCCGTGCCGACCGACACGTATTTGAACAGATTGCAGGGAGATATTAAAAAAGCGATTTTACTGGATTCGACTCGTGGAGGGGACGCAATCGATACCGATGTTTTAGGGACAACTCCGTTTGAGACGACAGAGGCGCAACCATACGCCGGGATCATTATGGAGTTAAGGATTCGTTATCGTCATTTACGGTCTGATCCAACGGCAAAGAATTAATAAGGAGGAACGACGATGTCAATGCTTATAAGAAAACGCCAGCTTGCGGCGAAGATTGAGGCTGTCGAGGGTATTGCGGAAACCCTTTTGGCGGCTGACGCAGGCATTCTGGTCAACTTCTCGCCAAAGGCGAGTTACGATCCGCAGATGTACCAACGGGACCCGGTGCGGGCTTCGCTTACGAAGATGGGGAAGCTGGCGGGGAAGCGTTCCGCTGGAATTGATTTCAGTATTGAGCTTAAAGGTTCGGGTTCAGTAAGTGTCGAGCCGGAATGGTTGCGTTTAATCAAAGCATGCGGGTTCGCCTCTAACGCTTTGAAAAAGATAGCGATTGGCGCAATCGCCTCAGGGCCTTATCTGCATGGCGAAACTATAACCGGCGGGATGTCTGGTGCGACTGGCAGAGTGGTGATTAAAACCGTTGATGGAACGACCACGCTTTATTTCATCGCTTCAAGCGGCATATTTGAGAGCGGGGAAACCATAACAGGAGGAACGTCCGGGGCTACGTCAACAGCGACAGCGGATCCCGAGAGCGCAGGGTTTGAGATTAAGCCGATCAGCAGTTCTGTGATCTCATTGACCATGGGATTGTTTGAGGACGGAATCAGAAAAGTTCTTAAAGGATGCCGTGGGACAGTGAAGTTTAATTTCAAGATCGGCGAACCGGCGACTTTGGACTTTAGTTTTAAAGGCGTTGAGTCGGGCGTTGCGGATGTGCCCATGCTGACGGGTGTCAGTTTTGACAGCACAGTGCCGCCGGTGCTTCTGAACGCCGTAATGTCTTGCGATGGGGTGTCGCTTAATATCGGCGAGATGGAGATCGATGTCGCCAACACGCTCGCTTCAAAAGACAAGATTGACGACGCAAAAGGGATCCTTTCCTTCATGATCACCGGCCGTGACATGCAGGGGTCGTTTAATCCCGAGATGGTTCCGGTCGCCACGCATGACTTCTTCTCTAAGTGGTTTGGCAACACGCCGATGGCGGTTGACTTAGCGTATGGGGAAACAGAAGGCAATAAGTTCAGGTTCTACGCACCCGGGATTATTTATAACAAGGTCGATGATGGCGATCGTGATGGTATTCAACTGGCGCAGACGTCGTTTGATTTAACCGGCTCAATGGAGCCCGGCGATGACGAACTGGCGATATTACTTTTATAAAACAGGAGGTGTTTCATGTTAACAGGCATTGATATTAACGCTACACGAGAGCACGTGTCCAAGCTGGACCCGGACAAGGAAAATCCCACTGTGTTTCATATCGGGATATTGGATCCGGTTTTGAGGGCTGAGGTTGACGATGAAAGCAGTACCTATGAGATGAGTTCAACGAATCCCAATGACAAAGCCAAGGTCAGGCTTAATTGGAATAAGCGGCAGATCACGGCGATTAAGTTCGGGCTCAAGGGGATGGATAACTTCCTTGACCCGCAGACCAAAAAGCCGATCGAGCTTAAGTTCGACACGATTCATTACGCAGGCAAGATGAGGAATGTCGTTCCGGACAGGATTATCGCTATGTTACCGAACGAGCTAAGGCAGGAACTTGCGGAAGTGATCCTGAACGAGTCAAAACTTACGGAGGGCGAGCAAAAAAACTGACCGTGGCGGTTCATTTGGGCGACCTCACCATGAACTGCCGCAGTTGTTTAAGCGGGAGAAAGATTCAATGCGAGTATGAAGTGCCCGGACAGGAAGTCTGGGAACTATACGGCGAGCAGTACCGAGGATGCCCTTTTAAAATCGTCACAAGACAGTCGGCGAATTTTTTAAGGGCATTTCAGTTTTATAAGCAGGGATATTTGCCGAACGAAGGCAGTTGGATCGAGCAGTCGGCGAAAATGTTAGACGCTTTCGAGGTCATAGAGAAAGAGCTTCAGGCGATAGAGCTTGAGCGGGAAAAAAGAAGGAGTCGGTTTAAGCGATGACGAATAAAGAGCTGTCAATCATATTGCGTCTGCGTGACGAGGCGACGAAACGCCTTGAGGGCGTGCGTGGCAATCTGCAGAGGTTCGCTCATTCTTGGAAGCAGAACTGGCTCGCTATTACCGCCGCTATTACGGCGAGCATTTTAGCGCTTCGCAAGGCGTGGGATCTTATGGAGATGGGGGCAAAAGCCCAGCAGATAGAGGAAAGTTTCAAACGCATGGCCGAGAGTGTTGGCATCAATTCTCGGGAGATGAAAAGGGCGTTGATGGAAGCCTCGAATGAGACGGTTAATTTCTCAAACGTGGCGGATAAGGCTTCGGCTCTCATGGCGCAGGGATTGAATATGGATCAGGTAACGGCGCTCATGCGGCAGGCTCGAGTTGAGGCACGGATATTCGGCACGACAACTGAAGAAGCGTTTCAAAATATATCAAGCGCAGTCACCGGCGGATTGGTCACTACACTGCGCAGGTCGTACGGGCTTCAATTATCGCTTAAAGATGCGACTGAGGAATACGCCAAGGCTACGGGCAAGACAACGGAAGAAGTGCAGAAGTATCACATGGCGCAGGCACTCGCCAATCATATTTTAGAGAGGAGCAAATCGCACCTTGAGGCGGTGAACCTTGAGTTAATGACCAGTTACGAAAAGGTTCAGATGCTTAAATCGAAATGGAATGATTTTTTAGAATCAACGGGACAAGTGTTGTGGCAGGTGCTCGGTTTTCTGCAGGGGTTCGCCAACCAGTTGGTGACCGGTATTTTTACGATCCTTGAATACGGAGCCGGTGCGGTGAAGGCGTTTATTCAGGGAATCATTAACGCTCTTAATGGGCTTTTAGCGTTTGGGACGGACTTTTTCCAGAAGCTCATGGTGCCGCTAATTAAATTCTACGAACTTTTAGGGAAACTTCCCGGCTCAGTCGGCGAGACGTACAGGCAAGCGGCGGCTGAGGTTGAGAGGTTCTCGCAATCGTTAGAGGACAACACAATACAGTTCAATGTTGAGGGATTAACGCAAGGACTCGAGGAGGCGAGACAGGTGTTTAATCTTGCCGCTCAGGAAAGCGCAAAAGAGGCGATCGCCCAGTATGACCTTGTCTTCGCCAAGGTTAAGGACACCGGTGATAAGACCGCCGATATTTTGAAAAACGTGGCGAAAGAGGTTGGCAAGGGAGCGGAGGAAGCGGGAAAACAATTTAACGCCATGGAGGAGTTCGCCAAACAATCCGCTCGGAATATGCAGAACGCATTTTCGGACTTTTTCTTTAAGGCGTTTACCGGGGAACTTCGCAGTATCAAAGATGTGTTCGCAGATTTCGGCAGAGCGGTCTTGCAGATGATCGCAAACATATTAGCGAAGCTGTTGCTTATTAAGATGTTTACCGCTATGGCTGGCGCTGGCGGCACGATATTCGGCGTGCCTGTGGCGAGCCTGTTTCATCAGGGTGGCACGATTCAAAGACGCAACCGGGCGTTTATTCGGGCTCATTCCGGGCTTGCTCCCGATGAGGTGCCGATCATAGCACAGACAGGCGAGGGCGTGCTTTCCCGCAGGGGTATGCGAGCGGTAGGCGGATCAGATAATTTACGGGCGCTTAATAACGGCGAATCTATCCAAGGTGAGGGGATCACCATAAACGTCAATCAGGTTATTCAGGCGTGGGACGCTCAAGACGTCTGGCGTAACCGCAAGATGTTATCGAATGCCATCGCCGATGACATTTATAACAACGGCAAGATTCGTTCCGTGATCAGGAGTTACGCATGAGCGATTTCACGTATTTGCCAGATTTTGTTTTTGAGGAGACGCTGGAGTATAAGACGCTCATTTCAGAGTTTGAAAGCGGTGCGGAACAACGCAGACGTAAATGGGCGACTCCTTTACGCAAGTGGCGATTGAGATTTAACAGCCGGATAAAGGCGGATATGCAGGCGGTGCGGGAGTTTTTCAAAAGTAAATACGGGGCGTTCATGGCGTTCACATGGACAAACCCGAATGATTCGGTTGAGTATTCGGTGCGGTTTGTGGAGGACAGTTTTAAGTTCACCATGAAGGCGCATGAGGTTTATGACTTTGAGTTTGATTTGCAAGAGGTGAAGTGATGCCCCGAGAAGTTGACCAGACATTCAAACAGGAAAAAGCGAAGCAGGAAAACGCCCCGATATTTCTTTACACGCTTGAGGCGTATGACGGAGTCAACGATTTGCGTTTAGCTAGTTTCGATCAGGATGTCACTTATGACGGCGTTCTTTACTCTAAGTTCCCGATAACCCATGAGTTTATATCGGAGAACAATCAGGGTCAGATTGAGCAGGTGAAAGTGAGGCTGGCCAACGTCTCGAGGCTTATCGAACTTTATCTTGAGCAGTATGACTTCAGGGGCAAGAAGGTCATCATTCGCATGGTTTGGGCGGATCAGTTGTCGGACCCAGACGCCAACATGGATGACGTGTTTTATATCGATAATTATTCAGCTGATCAAAAGAACGTTGAGTTCACTTTGACCGGCAAATTTGACGTGTTAGGGGTGGATTTGCCCGCACGAAGGTATGCCCGCAACTATTGCGCTTGGAAATTCAAGTCAACGGAATGCGGGTATGTGGGAGGAGAGAGCGCATGCAACAAGACGAAACAACGTTGCAAACAGCTGGAGAATTACCAGCGGTTCGGGGCGTTTCCGTCAGTGCCGTCAAGACGGATTTACGTGATGTAGAGAAACTCATGGTTGAGAAGTATCTCGGCGTTTCTTACCGTCACAGAGGACGTACGATGGACGGGCTTGACTGCTGGGGTTTTCTCAAGCTGGCGTACGCTGATTTAGGCGTTTCCCTCTTTGACGTGGAGGATTTGGAATATAGCAAAATCTGGGGGCTTAAAGGCAAAGACTATTTCAGAGATAACTACGCCCATGATTGGGAGAAGGTAGTTGAACCGAAGTGTTTAGACGGCATCTTGTTTGTTAATTCAAAAGGGATCGCTAATCATGCCGGAATGGTTTTAAGCAATCGGCGGTTTATTCATTGTTGCCGTCAGGGCGTGATCGTTTCACGGCTTGATGATGTTTCGTGGGTTAAAAAGATAGAAGGGTTTTACAGGTTAAGAGCATGGTCATAATTCGTAACATAGCTAATCCGTTTAAGACCGAGGATGCGGAAGTCCGGGAGTTTAAGTATTCCCGGAGCAAATGCGTGCGGGATTATCTTGATGAGGCGGGTGTTGATTATCAGGACAAGCGGGTGATTGTCACCGGAAAACGTATTGAGGATTTATCCGTGCGGATTGACAACGGTGACGAGATTGTCGTTGTGTCGGAGGTAAAAGCGCCGATTGTCGCTGTCGTGTCATGGATTATTTCCGCTGTTTGGGCGGCGGCCGTGGCGCATCCGTTTTTGTTCACGTTCTTTGTGCTTTCCATGGGTTATTCGATTTATCAATACATGAACCAGCCCAAGATGCCGGACTTCAATCTGGGAGCGGGAACTGGAATGGATGAGGGTTCGCCAACCTATGGCTGGGACGGCGTGCAGACCATTCAGGAGGTCGGCGTTCCGGTGGCGGTGGTTTACGGCAGGCATCGGATAGGCGGCAATATCGTTAATCAGTTTTTATGGGAGGACGGAGATAAACATTATCTCAATATCCTGCTCGCTCTTTGTGAGGGGGAGATTGAGTCGATCGAGGAGATAGAGTTAAACAATAATCCGATTGGGAACTTTGACGGCGTTTCCGTGGAGAAACGTTTTGGCGTGAATTATCAAAGCATGATCTCTAACTTCGAGGATCTGCACAATGTTTATCCGGTTAACGCCAATCTTACGCAGAACAATCCGTATGTATATACCACAATCGATTCGGATGTTGAGGCGTTCGAGATTCATTTAAGGCTTAGCAACGGATTATATCAGCAGAACTCAGGTTCCGGGGATATTCAAAGCTGGAGCGTGACTTACCGGGTTGAGTATAAGATCCATTCGGAAAGTGTTTATATCGACTTGGGAGAGACCACTATTTCAGGGCAGTCACGTACCAGCGTTCGCCGTGTGTTCAGAAAGACAGGGCTCACGCCCGGGCAATACGATATTCGCATTACCCGCACCAGTGAGGACAGTTCGCTTCAGCCGTTAAAACAGGGCGATCTTACGCTATTTCAGATCGATGAGATTAAGACAGACGATTTGGTTTATCCCAATAGCGCATTACTCGGACTTCATTTATTGGCGACAGACCAGTTGAGCGGATCGACGCCGAATATAACGGCGATCGTGGAAGGCAAGAAGGTTTCAATTCCGGATGTGCGAAACGCAGGCGTGCCGGTTGATTGGGAGGACTATTACTGGGACGGGAGTGATTATCGGTTGCTTGTGGACGACACGCTTCTCTCGTGGGACGGTTCAACGTACGTTCTGAAATACTCGGCGAATCCGGTTTGGTGTCTGCGGGACCTCGTGACAAATAAAAGATATGGTCTTGGAGAGTTTATTCTCACAGACAATTTGGACAACGCCTCGCTTCTTGAGATGTCGCAGTATTGCGAGGAGAAAGTTCCGGACGGTCAAGGCGGGTTTGAGAAACGGTTCAGAATGGATGTGGTCGTGGATAGCAATCACAAGGCGCTTGATATTTTGATTCAGTTGTGCGCCACGTTTAACGCCATGCCGGTATACAGCGCAGGAGGGCTCGCTTTCAAGATTGATAAGCCCGCCCTACCCACGCAGTTATTTGGTATGGGGAATATTGTCAAAGACTCATTCGCTCAGAGCTGGAAAACCATGAAGGAAGTGCCGAACGTGATCGAGGTTCAATTCACGGACAAGGAGAAAAACTACCAGCAGGAAACAATCGCCTACATCGATGAGGAATCACTGGCTTCAGGTGAGCCGATGCGCAAGAGCCAGATTCGTTTGTTTACCACGGGGGCGAGTTACGCAATACGTGCGGCACGCTACGCATTGAAAGTCGCTCGCTATATTAACCGGTCGGTTGCGTTTAAGGCGGGTATTGACGCTGTGGCTTGTCAGGCGGGTGACGTTATTTCAATTTCCCATGACGTTCCGCAGTGGGGTTTCTCCGGCAGGGTGCAGGACGGCAGTTCATCAACGTTGATCAAATTAGACCGGACGATGGTTATTGAGGACGGCAAGTCTTACAAGATACAGATTAGATTTAGCGATGACACGATTGAGGAACGGCTCATCACTTCGCCTACGGGAACACACAGCGAGATTGAGTGTGAGGCATTCCCAGCAAACCCGCAAGCGTTTGATGTTTACGCTATTGGCGAGACAAATAAGGTGAAGAAAGATTTCCGGGTGGTGTCAGTTCAGCGTGAGGGTAAGCACGAGGTTCAGATATCTGCGCTTGAGTATAACGAAGCGGTGTATGACGATTCGGATATTATCTTGCCGCAGAACAATTACTCATCGTTATCGAGCGAGATTCCCACGGTCAATAATCTCAGTTTAACTGAATCGCTTGTGAAAAAGACAGACGGAACAATCGAGAACGCAATTGACGTTTGGTTCGATCGTCCGGCGTATGTGGATCATTTCGTCAAGTCCTACGCTAAGGCGAAGATTTATATAAGCGACGACAACGGCCAGAGCTGGCGGGCGAGAGGCGAGACCACCGGAACGCAGTTTCGCATTATCGGCGACATTGTTGACGGACATACCTATAAGATCAAGGTAACTTCGCTTGATTCATTAAATGAGGAGAGTTCTCTCGCAAATGCGCCGGAGAGCGAGATCACTGTTGTGGGAAAGTCAGCCCCGCCTTCAGACGTACCGTCGTTTTTGGTTAATCGTAACAGGGACATGCTTTATTTCGGGTGGACGCCTATAGCGGATGTTGATGTCTGGGGATATGAGCTCAGGCGTGGTCTTGATTGGGATAGCGGGGAATTCATTTCGCTTCAGCAGGGGACGCATTATCTCACCAAAGATGTTAAGCGAGGCATCGGGCAGAGCTATTGGATTAAGGCGATAGACACGTCAGGCAATTATTCCGTGAACGCAAAAGAGGCGGTTGTGACAATCACGGAAATTCCCTTCAGAAATATTATCGCTGAGTATCAGGAACAGTCGCTGTGGGAAGGCTCAATGGTTGACATTGAAAAAGAGGGCGAATCTATTGTGATAACGGACGGGGTTATGTCCGGGACGTATACCACACCGGTTAGGGATTTTGGATATGTGGCAAGCGTTTATATCGGGATCGATGTGATCGTTTCGACTTCTCTGGGCAGGCGGTTTGATAGCGACGGTGTAACGAAATTTAACGACAGTCCATCGTATCGTTTCACCGGGCAGGAGACATTGAGAGCGGCGAGTTTCCGCATAAGGACTTCGGAGGACGGCATTACGTGGAAAGATTGGGAAGATTACCAGCCCGGTGATTATTATTGTCGCTATTTTCAGATCGAGTTGACGCTGTATCGGGAGAATGTTGGCGATGAGATCACTTGCTCTACGTTTCAGTATTTCGGTGATCTCCCGGACGTTGATGATTATGGCAATGACACGGTTGCCTCAGCGGTAGACGGCAAAGAGGTGCTTTTCGGAAAGACATATCACGAGGAGCCGAGTGTTCATATTGAGATAAGAAACGGAGGCGGGATTTATTCGCAATTCGTGGGAAAAGATATTACGAGTTTCACGGTGAAATTATATGACGCCCAAGGCGTGGCGCAGACAGGCATGTTTGATTGGCACAGTCATGGGATTTAGGAGGTTTTGAATGGCGAAGAAGCTGATTCCTTACAAAGTGGTTATTGAGTTTGAGAACGGTGAGTTCTTGAACGGAGTCATTTTATATAAGGTCAATGACGGCGGCGTGATTGGTCGGATGAAAAGTGTCGGGATCAAAGACGCAACTTTTAATAAATCGACGTTGAACGGTTTGTTGCAGAAATTTACCAAGCACGCAAACCAGTCGGAAGGAGTTGAAGATGGACAAGTTGATCTGTAGTAAATGCAAGAAGGAGATACCTGACGATATGGCGTACGTGTCGGTCAGGGGCGACATTATCCTGCGCATGCCTAAAAGAAAACCGATTGTGTTTACTTGCTCTGAACAGGCTGAGAATTACGCACGGCAGATGACTTTGCATGACGTCTGTTGGATTCAGATGTTACGGGATCACGGGGTTGAGCTTTACGACCTCAACGAGGTCGCTGAGTCTTATAGAAAGAAGGAGGTGGGCGATGGCTTGGGACAAGGCTAAACCGGAGAACGATATGCTTTTGATTAACTTCCCGCCCGCCTGTAGGGCGAATTGGGAAGCGTTGGAGCTATTAACGGACCCGGCGTTGCAGATCACGAACGATAAGGTCGCCCCGGGTGCGGGCATTGAGGACACGAAACTCGCCCAGATAACCTCGGCCAATAAAGTTCATGGATCGGCGATTACGGGCTTGGGCAGTATCCCTTCAGCGGCGGGTGTCCTGCCGACAGAGAATGCGCCTAATAAATTGAAGGCTGATGTGAGTGATACGACGCCGGAATATTTAGACGGCCTTATTGATACAGCGATGTTTCAGGTATCAGCGGGTGACTTGTTGCAGTTAAAAGACGGTGGGGTGTCGACAGCGAAACTTGAGAATGGCGCCGCATCGCCCGGGAATAACAAATATTACGGAACGAACGCATCAGGCACAAAAGGATTTTTTGATAGGACGGCGGTTTACGCCTCGTAAGGAGAAGCATGGCGCATAAGATGCCACCAAAACAATGCTCATCGAACACACCGGCTTGGACGGACCCGGTTCTTACGGATTTGTCCACAAAGGTGCGTAAGGTTCATATTGATGAATTGCGGTCGTTCCTCAACTCAGAGTTTGTGAGACGTGGGCTTACGCAAGCGTCTTTTACGGACCCGACAATCACAGCTTTAGTCACGGAGATCAGAAAGGTTCATGTGGACGAATTGAGGTCGGAGTTTGCGGCCTGTAAATCAGGCAGGGGCGAATCTGGCTACTGCCCGCAGGATAGTTCAGGATGCATGGACTTTACTGATCCCACGATTACGGCTCTTTCAACAGAGGTCAGGGGTATTCACTTTAGGCAGGCGATGCAGAAAGTTCAGGCTTTAATGACCGGCTGTATTTGTGAGACTGAGCAGTGCCAGTATTGCGCAGATTGTGGATATCACTATACGACGTGTTCGCACGCTGGCGTGGCGTGTGATGACCATAAATATTCCGAATGTTCTCATTCAATAAATCATTACTGGAATTGCGCCAGTATCAATTTGCCGTCCAGCGCTGAGCATCCTTATAAATCAGCGAACCCGCCAGTGGCATGGGATGGATATGTGCCATGGGATTGGTGTGTGTATACACCGCCGGGATCAAATTGGGGATCATGTGAGTATTCAGGCGGGCATGACCACACGGCGTGGAATTGTAAATGTAACCCTTATTCATGGTGATTGATATGTTGCAGGATCAGGAAAAAGCGGACAAAGCGTCATTCAAAGCGGCTCTCATGGAAAATGAAAACACCGTGAGCGAGCTTATTTATTGGAGCAGAAATAATCTTAACGATTTAAGCGTTCAATGCTTCACGCACAAGCGGTTTATGGGTGTGCAGGCTTTTATTGATGCCTTGTGTCAGGTTTATCAAGAATTGGGCGTTGAGGGCGAGAATGGCAATATTTCCAACTTCGTTTTACTTATCTCCGGGACGCATAGAGATAACCTATACGCTTCACATCTTGTTACTTTGAGTGATGCTCATCGGCAAGTTTTTCAGGAACGACTGGGAATGGACATTGAGGAAATAGAAACGGGTCTTAGCAAATTGATCTGGAGGATAGATGTCGGTATTTGAGCTTAAGAATAGCAAAGCGGTTGGTGACCTGCCAGCGCAGTGCCGGGATGTTATCAAACAGTACAAAGATGAGGGGATGTTTAATATCGACTCGATAACAAACGGCAAACAGGAATACACCACGGTGTATTTTCTCATGACGCAAGATTGCAATTTGAGGTGCGACTATTGCTATCAGCCCAAAGAGTTCAGGCAGAAGAACACCGGTATCACACAGGACGTTATTGACGCAACGATGGATTGGGTTTCACAGACGTTTGATGAGCGCAAGATTAAGTTCAGCATCTTTGGCGGTGAACCGTTCTTGAATTTCCCGATGCTCAAATATCTTTGCGATACCTATTGCATGTACCGCTATGTCGTGACAACGAATGGTTTAATCTTGCTCGAGGATCAGGACGTTCGAGATTGGGTATTAAAACACAAATATCATCTGAATTTAAGCGTGAGTATTTCAGCGTTGCGGAGCAAGTTCGGGAAGTCATATTTGAATAAGGCGAAACCTCTGCTTGATTTGGTCATATCAAATGGAGGCGACGTGCATTATGTGGTTGATGATCCGGACAGGGAATTTGTTTATGAGGAGATTGTCTGGCTGTATGAATACGGCATCCCGATCGTGCGGGTATCGTCAGCCCGGCATTGGGATATGGTTAAAGATAAGAATAAGCAGTTCAAGGATCTTTTCAGGCGCATTGCGGATTACGTCTATTTCAGCGGCCAGCCGAAGTTTGGCAGGAGCCAATGGGACATAGCATTAAAGAATAACATTTACCGCAAGATGAAGGGTATGCCGCTTAAGGACGTGCCGCCTACTTTTTGCGGGTGCGGATATCTCTATCTTGCCGTGAACAACAAAGGCGAGATTTATCCCTGCGACTTCTTCGCCAATTACCCGGAGTTTAAGATTGGCGATGTTCGAAGTGGATTTAACGATACGGCCTTCTTTTTCAAAAAGATGGGTGATTGGATTGATGAGCTTTATGAGCATTGCCGGGATTGTGAGGTTTGTTTTGAAGGAGATATTAGGTGTTGTCCAAGGGCGATGTGCTTGGCGGAGAATTACACTGTTACCGGCAATCCGTTAAAGCCAGCGCCGAATCACTGCTGGGCGAACCGTATTGAGACAGCGACGTATGAGTATATCGCAAAGAAGGCGATTGAAACTGGCGTTGATGTTTTTTACCACAAGGGGCGTGCATGAGGATTCCAGTTTACAAGTCAGTGTATCTGTATTTAACGCACGCATGCAACGCCAATTGCTCGTTTTGTTACCGCAGGGGCTTGTTTGAGCGCAATAAGGTATCAACACTCGGGCCTGCGAAGATGTCAAAAAAGACGGCGGACGACATTCTCGACTTTTGCTTCTCAAAACTTCAGTTGGCGCAGAAGTTCACTATTTATTTTTGGGGCGGGGAGCCGACGGTCAACTTTGAGGTTATCCAGCATGTGATGGATAAGTATCCGCAGATGCTCTTTCACATGAACACCAATGGGGCGTTAATCAACGAGCGCATGTATGAGTTTTTCTCACGGCATCGTAATATTGGGATCACGTGGTCGTTTGGTAATTGCTACGAGAAATATGGCGGGCCTCAGGGGAAGGCAGAGGCGGAAGCGTGGATGTTGAAGCTGGTCAGAGAAAATCCGAACCACAGCGTGAATTTCATGGTCGTGGAATATGAGAAGCTCAAAGAGGACTTTGATTTTATCGCCAAGAACATCACACGCAATATCACGATTGACCTCGCAACAAGGCACGATCACAGCCAAGAGGATTTGGAGAGGTTCGCTGAGCAGTATTTCGAGTTGCTCATCGAGCATGAGAAGGATAGTG